ATTGCGATAGTTGGCGCGAACGCTCCCGCTGGATTGGCTGGACGCCCGCGCCGCGTCGTGCTACTCGATGAGGTTGACCGCTTCCCGCAATCGGCGGGAGAAGAAGGTGATCCGTGCGCGTTGGCGATTCGGCGCACAGAATCATTTTACAATTCGGTGATTGTGCTAACATCCACACCGACGCTAAAAGGAATCAGCCGAATTGAACGCGAGTTTGAGCAGACCGACAAACGCTATTGGTTTTGTCCGTGTCCGAAATGTAAAGAATTTCAAACGCTGAAATGGCAGAACCTTGTTTGGCCGGAAGGAAAGCCGGAAGATGCGTTTATCCGTTGCGAGAAATGCAACGAGCCGATAGACGATTCGGGGCGCGTCTGGATGATTAAACACGGCGAATGGCGGGCGACATCGGACTTCACCGGAAAGCGCGGTTATCATCTCAACGGAATGTATTCACCGTTCAAGCACAAGCGCGGCTATCGCAACCGGCTTCACCAGATGGCAGCGCAATTTCTTGAGGCGAAGGCAGGCGGTGAGGAAACCTTGAAAGCATGGGTGAACACATTCCTTGCCGAAACATGGGAAGCGGCGGGCGACAAGATAGACTCAAACGAAATCAGCGCACGACGGGAAGATTACGCAACGCCAGTTCCGAAAGATGTTCTAGTAATGACATGGGGCGCGGACGTTCAAGGTGACCGCATCGAAGCCGAGATAATCGGCTGGGGAATTGGCGAGGAGAATTGGGGAATCAGGCGCGGATACTTCATCGGCGATCCAAACAAATCGCCGGAAGTCTGGCGGCAGTTGCGCGAGTTTGTGCAACAAGAATTTGACCATCCGCTTTACGGAAAGATGAAGCCGCAAATCGGATTGTGTGACGCGGGTTACGCCACGCAAGCGGTCGGGAACTTCATTAAGTCATTGCGCCCAATGCTTTGCTATCCGTCCAAAGGTTCAAGCAATCGGTTGCGCGTTCCGGTGCAGACGCCAAAACGCACAAGCCGTTCGTCGTCTCTGTTAATTGACACGTCGGAATTTAAGACGGTGATTTATTCGCGGCTCAAGCAAACGGAAGTTGGGCCGCGCTACATGCACTTTCCGAAAGAATACGACGATGAATTTTTCGCACAGTTGACGGCGGAAAAGGTGACGACACGATACGTCAAAGGCGTGGCATCACAATCATGGGAAGTCATTAGAAGCAATCGGCGCAACGAAGCTTTAGACATCCGCGTTTACAATCACGCTGCCCTGCACGTTTTGAATGTGAACTTTGAGAAATTGAAAACAAATCTTGCGGCTCGGAATGAAACGCGGGAATATGTTTTGAAGACAGCCGAACAAAACCAGACACAGCCACAAGCGCGGCCAATGGTTCAACCAACATCAAAACCAAAACCGTTCGTCCGGCAGTTTAAGAAAGCTGGCTGGGTTGGCGGATGGTGAAATGAATTTATGAAAACAAATGAGCCTATGTTCATCCAAACAGGACTCCGCATCGTTTATGGCGTTCCGAAATCAATCAAGCCAATCGTCTGCAATGTTGAAGGTCGGCAGCGTTTACGCTTAAGAAACACCGACGCGGCGCGACTGTTTGTGAAGACGCCAGAAGGCATCCGCCATTTCATTTTAAAGGACGAAGGCGACACTTGGACGGTTGACTTGAATCTTGAGCAAGGCCGAAACGTCCGCCTGCAAAATTGACTCCCGCGCATTTCGTGACTGACGAGTCACAAAATGGCAGCCACCACACCGACAACCGAGCCTTCTCAAATCCGCGCCGGAGAGACGCTTCATTTTTTGAAGTCGCTCGCCGATTATCCGGCGTCTGACGGTTATTCAATCACCTATTCATTCCGCGCCATAAACGGCAGCAAGATTGATTTTACAACCACGGCGGACGGTGACGCGCACGATGCGGAGGTTTCATTCAGCGAAACCGCGACATGGCTACCGCAGACCTATCAAGGCGTTGGCATTGTTTCAAACGGAACGGAAAAAAAGCAGGTTTGGCAGGGGCAGTTAATCGTCCTGCCTGATTTAAGCGCATTGGATCAAGGTGCGGACACTCGTAGCCAAGCCAAGCGAACGCTCGACAACATCAACGCGGTAATCGAAGGCCGCGCATCTTCCGCGATTCTCAATTCCACGGTCGAGGGGACGACTCTTCAACGCATTCCCGTGACCGACCTTCTGATGTTGCGCGACAGATACACGCAGATTGTGGCCGATGAAAACTCTAAAGCGCGCGGCGACAATCGCCGCCGCCGAATCGTTTCAAAATTTGTTAATCCATGAGCGTATTAAAAACAATTAGCGGATGGCTTTCAGGCTCAAGCTCGCAAAAAACAAAGCGGGTTCAAAACAGCTTTGAAGCTGGCGAGATTAACCGGCTGACAAACGACTGGAATCCCGCGTCAAACTCCGCCGATGTTGAGATTGACCGAGATTTTAAAACCGTGCGCGGACGGGCATTGGATTTAGACCGTAACAATTCATGGGTGGCTCGTTACAAATGCCTTTTGAATAACAACATTTTGGGCGCGAACGGCATCGGCCTGCAAATGAAGATTAAGGATGCCAGCGGGCAACTTGATTCGCTGGCTTGCGCGGCTGTAAAAACGGCGTGGGAAGATTGGAAAAAGCGCGAGCATTGCGACATCGCAGGAAAAGCTTGCTGGCGGGACAAAGAGGGAATTGTTTTGGATCGAAACGTGATTGAAGGTAACGCATTGATTCGCCTTCATCGTGGCTCGCAGTTTGGAAAATACGCATTCACCACCGAGACGATTGATTTTGAGCGGTTAGATTTCGACTATTCAACAACGCTCGCCAGCGGGAACAAGGTTCGTTTCGGCGTGGAGATGAATAGCTATGGAAAAGTAATTGCCTATCACATCTTCAAAACAATTCCGTCCGATTTATTTCGCGGCAGTCTGGTTCGCGAACGGGTTGAAGCGAAAGACATCATCCACGCCTATCTTGCCGACCGCCCAGAACAGACAATCGGAATGCCGTGGATAACTCCGGCGATGCGTTCGCTCCGCGACTTGGCGCAGTATCGTCTTGCCGAACTGGTGGCAGCTAGGCAGGAAGCTTGCAAGGGCTACGCGATTAAACCGAGCGTGCCAGAAGGCGGTTTTGACGGCGGCGGCGGGGAAGGTGATGACGCATTAGAAGAAATGTCACCCGGTATGGCGATGATGTTAAAGCCCGGTGAAGATTTGATTCAAATCAATCCAACGCATCCTAACACCGCGTTTGGTGAGTTTACAAAATCGGCTCTGCGCGAAATCGCGTCGGCTTGGAATGTTGGCTACATGGATTTGGCAAACGATCCATCGGACGCAAACTATTCATCCATGCGCGGATCGAAACTGGAGTCCATTCAGGAATACATGGCGATTCAAAGCTGGCTTATTGAGACGCTTGACGCGCCTGTTTTTTCGGCATGGCTTGAAATGGCTTTGGCCGCTGGCGCAATCAAGATGAATGGCGGTTCTGCGTTGCCAATTTTAAAATTCGACAAGTTCAACGCGCCGGATTGGAAGCCGCGCCGGTGGCCGTGGGTTGATCCTCAAAAAGATTTGCAAGCCGCCGTTATGTCGGTTGAAAAAGGCTTTCGTTCCCGTCAATCAATCATTTCTGAAATGGGCGATTCAATTGAAAATGTTTTCATTGAACAGGAACAAGACGCAAAACTTGCCGAATCTAGGGGGCTAGATTTCCCGCTCGGCACAAACCCTCAACCGCCAGCCGAACCAGCGGCGGCAAAAATTGACTCTGCAAAATAACTGACAATGAACTTTAACGCTTGGAAAAATTGGGCAAAGAACTTTCCCGCCTATGGCAACAAGGCGGAATACAAAAGCCCGTTCACCGTAAAGAACGAAGCCGAGCAAACGCCAGAGATTTTGATTTATGGCGACATCGGCTTTGATTTCTTTTCGGAAGAATCAATTTGCGCCAACGAGTTTGACGCTCTGCTAAAACAATTTTCAGGCAAAGAAGTCGTCATCGGATTCAACTCAAACGGCGGCAATGTTTTTGAAGGGTTGGCGATGCTTTCGGCTATGCAGCGTCACGGGAATTGCATCACGCGCAACGACGGAATGGCCGCTTCGATTGCGTCCGTTATGATGCAGGGCGGTAAAAAGCGAATCAGCGCAGAGAGCGCAGGAATGCTAGCTCATCGCGCATGGTCGTTTTACCTCGGCAATCAGAACGGCGTGGATAAATTCAAATCCGACTTGAACAAGTGCGACACGATTATTTCAGAGGCCTACGCCTCGCGCTCTGGCAAGGATGCAAAAATGTTTTTGGAGAAGATGGACGAAGAGGCAATTCTTACCGCGCAGGAAGCTCTCGACCTTGGGCTGATTGACGAGATTCAAAAGCCCAACTTCAAAACCGAACCGCAGGCGCAAGCCGCCGCGCTTCCGGTAATTCAAAATTTGGCGACAACGGCGACTGGAAATCCGCCCGCGTCGGCAATCGTAAACGCAGCCAACGCTTCGCCCGTGCTTGATGGTGGGGACACCGGAAACGCACAAGCAAAACCGCAGGCCGCAAAACCGACCGCAACACCAACCATCATCATTAACAAAACAAAAACTATGGAAACCGCAGATCAAAAAGAGATGTTCGCTTTGGCGAAACGCCTCAACAAACTCGACATTTACGAAACCGCTATTGCCAATGGCACTAGCCTTGCCGACTTCCGCGCCGAAGTTTTGGCCGGAATCAAGCCCGAAAACCAGTCCACCAACGTGACCAAGATTGTTCACGCCTCCGCTGGTGACGCGCTGATTGCCAGCGAAGATTACAAACGCGCCGTCAACAACAAAGCGCACCGCTCGCTCAATTTTGAAGTTCCGTTGAACTTCATGAATGCGACCGGCACAACCACCGGCCTGACTTCCATTGAGAAGTTGCCCGGCATCATCACGCTTGACCAGCAACCGTTGACGCTCACCAGCATCATTCCGGCGACGAACACGGACGCTACTACCATCCGCTACATCCAAGAAAACAGCTTCACCAACGCCGCCGCAGCGGTTGCGGAAGAAGGCCAGAAGCCGGAAGCGTCCTGGGATTTGACGGAAGTGGACGCGACTGTTCGCAAAATCGCCGTCGTCGGTCGTGTGACCGATGAGATGTTCGCGGACTACGCGCAGATGCGTGACTATGTGAACAACCGCTTGCGCTTCATGGTTCAATCCAAGGAAGACAGCGAACTGTTGAACGGCACTGGCGCATCCAACCGAATCAAAGGTTTGCTCAACTTCTCCGGCATCAACACGCAAGCCGTCGCGGGTAACACCGTTCTGGACGCGATTCACAAGGCCATCACGAAAGTCAGTTCCACCAGCGGCTTCGTCGCGCCGGATGCGATTGTGATGCACCCGTCCGATTGGGAAGGCGTGAAGTTGATGAAAGACGCCGACGGTAATTACATCGGCTCTTCTCCCTACGGGTTCGCCGGTAACACCGTTTGGGGTTTGCCGGTTGTTCAGACGACTGCCATCACTCAAGGCACGGCGTTGGTTGGCGCGTTCCGTTACGGCTCGCAAATCTTCCGCAAGCTTGGATTGACGGTGGACACTACCAACAGCGATGCGTCCGACTTCTCCTACAACCG